GCTTGCAATATTCCAGCTTATTTTTTAAGCGCCGAAACAACTTCAATGACTTACTCTAACGCTGTATCGGAAAGGCGCGGGCTCGTAGATTTCTCACTTCGCCCAATTCTAAAAAGTGTAGAGGAAAGGCTTTCACTTCCAGATTTCGTCCCTAATCCAGTAATGACGCGTTTTGCGCTTGACGATTTTCTTCGCGGTAATCCGTTAGAAAGAGCGCAAGTCTATGAAATCCTAAACCGCATTGGCGCAATGAGCGTTGAGCAAATACAAGAGGAGGAGGACTTGATCCGATGAGTAAAAAATTACAGATTAATTTCCCAATAACACTAACTGCTGCCGATAGTCGGAAGCGAACAATTTCTGGCACGATCGTGTCATGGAATGAAAAAGGCATGACAAGTGCTGGCGCAACAGTATTTAAGGAAGGCAGCATCGACTTTTCAAAGCCTGTCAAATTATTACTAGAGCATGACCGCACTCGACCTATTGGCAAATTAATTGACATTACAGCTGACGACAAAGGCATTCAAGCAACATTTAAGATTGCAGGAACAATTGCCGGAGATGACAGCATCCTTGAGGCAGCCGAAGGATTGCGTGATGGATTTAGTGTTGGCGTAGTTGTTGATGATTTTGATGCCAACAAAGGAGTAATGACTGTTAAAGCATCTCGGCTCATGGAAGTCAGCCTTGTCGCTGAACCCGCCATCAACAGCGCAAGAGTTGAGGAAATAGCAGCTAGTGAAACATCAGAGAATTCCGAAGCAACCGCTGAGGAGCAAACAAAAACACAGGAGGACAAATTGTCTGACACACAAACAGCTCCTATCGCCACCGAAGCGGTAGAAGCAGCAAAGTCTGAGCCTGTGGCAATTCAAGCAACACAACCAGTTGCTTATACAAAGCCACGCTCACCAATTAACACACAGGCTCGATTCTTAGAGCACTCAATCAAAGCATCACTTGGAAATCGTGATTCTGCTGAGTGGGTAGCACATGCAAAGGCTGAGGATGCAAAAATCCTTACAGCAGCTGATGACAGTTTCACAACTAACCCAGCATTTAAGCCAATTCAATATGTTTCACAGGTAGTTGATACACAAATCGGTGCTCGAGGTGCAATTGATGCAATCGGCACACGCAGACTGCCAAACGCAGGCATGACTGTAAGTTTTCCAAAGATTACAACCTCAGGAAGCGTTGAGGAAAAGGGTGAGGGTGTTGCACCATCCGAAACCGGAATTGTTTCATCTTATGTTGATGCAACAGTCAAAGCCTACAAGGGTTTGCAACGCTACAGCGTTGAAATTCTTGATAGAGCAGATCCATCTTTCTATCAGGCAATGTTGGAAAACATGCGCCGAGTTTATGCTCAAGCAACTGAGGCTGCAGTCATTGCAGAACTAACTGCTGGCGGAACAGCCGGAACTGCAACATCTGCTGATCTTGATGGAATTGTTGCATTCGTAAAGACTGAAACACCTGCTGCATATCTTGCAACTGGTGAGTTAGCAACACGATACATTGCTGGAACTTCACAATGGGGATTGTTAATTGGAGCGCAAGATTCTTCAAAGCGACCAGTATTCTCAGCTGTTAATCCACAAAATGCTGCTGGCGCAGTTTCACCATTATCACTTCGTGGAAATGTAATGGGTCTTGACCTATATGTTTCAAACAAAGCAGTTTCAACTTCAATTGATGAGAGCGCATTTATTGTTGTTCCATCATCTGTTGCAATCATGGAAAGCCCAGTTCTACAACTTTCAACGAATGTTGTTTCAACTGGCGAAATCGAAACAATGCTTTACGGCTACTTGGCTGTTAAGACACTTGTTGCCGGTGGAGTTCGTCGTTTTAACCTTACCTAATAAGTAAGCAAATTCATGCCTGAGGTTGCTCCCGATCTCAGGCAGTTGCTCTAGGGAGAACCTAAGGAGATGACATGCCAACCATAATTACAGCTTCCGAGTTGAGATCTGTGCTTGGTGTGTCATCTGCCTTGTATAACGATGCTTACTTGAACCAAATTATTGATACAGCAGAATTAGTTATTCTGCCAATGCTTACAACATTCAAAAGTCCAATTCAAGCGACTTCATTGTCAGCCAATGTTGCTACATTTACCACACTAGGAATTCATGAATTTACCGAAGGACAATCAGTTGTCATCACAGGATGCGGAACACCTTACAACGGAACAAGAGTTGTGTTGGCAGATAATCTTGGACAATATACCTTTTCGCAATCGATCACTAATGCCGACCTACTCGAGGCTAATGTCATCCCATCCGGAGTTGCTGCCCTTTCTGGCGGATCAACTTATGTTGGAA